AAGCTATTACCAACAATCATCAATGGAATCGGAAGAGCGTTTAAAATTAACGTGACTTAGCAGACCGAACCGGAAGACATTAACGATGCCTTAGCAAAGGCAATCAAAGTAATTACAAGAGCCGTTATTCTGGTGGCGCTGTTGAAGCTGTTTCCTGAGCAATTCGATCAACTATTCGGAATGATATTCCCATGAGCGTATCAAGTAAGACAAGGATAGAGGGTGTAGATAGAGCCATGCGTAATCTCCGTAATTTGGAGCCGAAAGTGGCACGTAAGAAGATGATAAGTATCTTCCGTAAGTCTGCACGTCCTATGGTGTCTGCAATGCGTTCGGCAGCTCCTAAAAAAACAGGTACGCTCCGTAAAAGCATGGGTATTGTCAATGCTAAGAAATCAGCTTCTATCTATGTCGGGCCACGTTCAGGAAAGAGGTATAAAAACGATGGGTATTATGCAAAGTTTCTAACACCAGGTTGGAATCATAAGACACGTAAGAGAGGGGCGAAAGTGACTCCGATTAAAGGGAATGATTTCATTGAAAAAGGATACAAACAGACGATAGCTCAAGTAGAAAATGATATCGAAAATTCAATTGTAAGAGAGTTAGGCAATGGGTGGTAAGGTTATAGATTCGTTGTTGCAGGCTTCATCTACTCTGACTGATATAGTAGGTGAAAAAACCTTTGCTGTAGTGATTCCGCAGGGTGTAGTGGCTCCGTATGTGCTCTATTACATGGAAGACGATGAAAAGAACAATACTAAAAAGACGGCAAGCCCTACAGACTTCCAACGATTTAAGGTGGTGTACTTTTCAAATAAATATCATCAACTACTGGACATGGTGGAAGCGGGGCGGACGGCTTTAGATGTTCAAAGCGGAACGATTAACGGGGTGAATGTAAACTCTGTAACGGTTGAGTCAGGTGAGCAAGATGATTTTGATGCAGAAGCCTTTGAAAATGGGCAGATTCTGTATGTAAGAGAGACGAATGTAAGGGTATCAATTAACAGGAGCTAAGATGTATAAGCTAAAAAAAGATAGAGAGATTAACGGCAAGATGTACAAAAAGGGTACGGTGTTGCATAACAATTTTAAAGCGATTCAAAAAGAAGAAGAGCAAGAGAATAAAAAAGAGGCTAAATCTAAATTAAACGGAGAGAAACAAAATGGAAAAGGGTAAAGACTTAGTAGTACAGGTAGGGGGTAATGTAGTAGCAGTTTCACGAAGCTGTTCTATTAACTTCACACGGGATGAAATTGACGCATCAAACAAAGATGACGGAGATTGGGCAAAAAGAGAGTACGGGCGTGGCGGTGTTACTATCTCTACAGAGGGATTAGTGGACTATACCGATACAGACGGATACGGAGCGATTGTAGATGCGTTATTGAATAAGACTAAGCTAACCCTTACGTATGGCTTAGAAACAACTTCAACAGGTGATATTACGTATTCAGGCTCATTCATTGTTACGGGCGTAGATGAAAACGCTCCAGATAATGACATGGCTACTTTTAGCGCTTCGTTTGCTAATGACGGTGCGGTTACTAAAACTACTGCTTCATAATGAACATTCAAGGAAAAGACTATAAAGTTGAGGTTACGTTAGGTGCTCTGCGTTTGTTCTGCCGGGTATCAGGAAAAACGAACATTGGCTTGCAGAAAATCGAGGCTATTCTTGAAAATATCACAATTGACGAGTTAGATCGGCTTTTGTGGTGTGCTTTGAAAGTATGTAATGACTTTCCGCACTCGCTCGAAGAGTTACAAGAGGAGTTAGATCAAAACCCTGCATTAGTTGATGCGTTTCAGAATGTATTACAGGACGGAACGCCAGAGCCTTCTGATGCAGAGGGGGAGAATTAGCCCTGACCTTTGATTTTTTCGAGAGGGAAGGGCTTGGAAAATTAGGGTATTCGTTAGATGAGCTGTACGGGTTAAACCTGAGGCAGTTCATCAACGCTTACTCTGGATATATAGAAAGAAAAGAAAGCGATTTGCAGAGAGGGTTAGAATCGCAGAGATATCAGGCGGCGCTTATAATATCACACAATAGCTTCATGAAAAAAGCTATTAAGCCTACTGATTTAGGTAAGTTTGATTGGGAGCTTACGGACAAGGAGAAACGGGATAGAGAGACAGAAAAAAAGCCTTATACAAGGCAAGAGATAGAGAGGATAGCAAGTGGCAAAGTTTCTTGATATTAAAGTTCGGATAGGTGCAGATTCAAGGCAACTAACGTCAGGACTTACGAGGGCTCAGAAAAGTCTTAGCCGATTTTCGAGAGATATAGGGCGTACAGGTAAGATGCTCACTACACGGCTAACCGCTCCTATTGCGGGGCTTGGTTTTGTAGCTGTTCGGGCATTTGACCAACAAGCTAAGGCGATTGCACAAGTTGAGGCGGGCTTAAAATCCACCGGGAATCAGGTAGGGTTTACATCTAAGGAGCTTCAAAAAATGGCAAGCGACTTACAGAAAAGTACCTTATTTGGAGATGAAGAGATTTTAAAAGGTGCTACTTCTCAACTTCTCACATTTACCAATATAACAGGGCAAGAGTTCGCACGGACTCAGCAAGCGGCTTTAGATTTAGCTACTCGACTGGATGGAGACTTGAAATCAGCTTCCATTCAGTTGGGTAAAGCCCTGAATGATCCTATTGCTAATCTATCTGCACTAAGTAGATCAGGTATTCAGTTCAGTAAAGATCAAAAAGAGGTTATAAAATCTCTTGCGGAGTCAGGGCGATTAGCTGAAGCTCAGGGAATCATTCTTACCGAACTTGAAAAGCAATACGGAGGAAGTGCCAGGGCAGCAGCAAAGGCGGGCGCAGGAGGGTTTAAACAGCTTTCCAATTCGTTAGGCGATTTATTAGAGGACTTCGGAAAGATTATTACGGAGGCGTTAAATCCATTCATAGACAAATTAAAGGGCGTAACAGAAGCGGTTATAGCCCTTGATGACAACACTAAAAGAAAGATATTAAACTTTACGCTTGGAATTGCGGCTATTGGCCCGGCATTAATAGGGGTTAGTCTTGCGGTTAAAGGATTGATCGCCACAATAGGGATTTTAAAAGGTGTAATTGTAGCCTTTGGAACAGCAACGGTTCCGGTATGGGCGGTGATTGGGCTTGCTGTTGGGGTGTTTGCGGCTGTTGTAACGGCAGGGCAGAATTTAGTGGATAACTACGAGCGTATAAAGGTGCATCTTGGAAACGCTCTTTTATCGATGGGCTTAGCTTTCCAGAACTTAGCGTTAGTGGCTGTGAAAAGCATTAAGTCTATCATTGAGTTTGTAGTGGGTAATGCTAATGTAGCGGGATTACTAAGTAAGCTGTTTGGCTTAGATTTAGGGGCGAAAGCTACAGAGGCGATGGGCTTAGATATGCTTGTGTTAGGGATAGAGCAAAGCATCTTACAAAGTGAGCAAGCGTTAGTTGATGGGTATGCACGGTTAGGGCAAATAGAGCCTGTATCGCTGTCAGAGTCTGCCCGGAATGCTTTTGTACGCTTAAAGGGAGTGTTTAAGGCAGGGCTTGAAAATATCCTATCGAATACAGGTATTAATGATTTATGGGATGATTTAAAGAGTAAGTTTGAGTTCAACATTGACAGCCCGGACGAGCCTAAACAGTCAAAGAAATTCAACTATGGCGGGTTCGGTAGTGGCGCTTCTGTGGTTCAGGGTCAATTAAAAGGCACAAGTGAGGACTTAGAGAATCAGGGCGAAGCTGTTGACGGGCTAAAGGAGAAATGGCAAGGGTTAAGTGAGGGGTTAGTAAACAATATAGTACCTGCCATCTCTCAGGGCTTAGGCGATATAGCAGGTAGCTTTGTTGAGATGACAGCTCAGGCGTTCCAAAGCGGGAAAGGATTCCGGGGGGCGTTTAACATGGTGCTTACATCGCTTGCAGATTTAGCCGTTAGAGTGGGTAAGATAGCAATTGGTGTAGGTATTGCCATCGGAGGTATAAAGAAGGCATTGGAGAGCCTTAATCCGGCTGCTGCCATTGCTGCGGGTGTGGCGTTGGTGGCGCTTGGTAGTTATGCTAAGTCAGCGCTTAGTAGTGCGGCAAGCGGAATGGATACAGCATCAAGTAATAAGGTGGCTCAGATTCAACCACAACAGCAACAGTTTGCGATGGTGAACAATGTTATCAAATTGAATGATAGCGTACTGTACAAAGAATTAAACAGAGCAGAGGTAAAGCGTAGATGAGCTATGGCGTAAAGTACACCTGTACTCACAAAGAAGAAACTTCAACGAATGAGACTACCTATAAGATAGACATTCTTAAAGATGGCTATTCAGGCTCTCCTACAGAAGTTAAAGGTTGGGCTTCTGATGGGGTGTTTGCTCTGGAATATGAGAATTTAAAATCAACGGATATTTTTTCTAACCCAATTCAAAAAGCCCGATTAGAATTTTATTTGCTGATCAGGGATGGTATCGGTTATGATGGTGAGGCTATTTTGGCGGAGCTATTTGGGGCTGATGAAGATGAGTATCGGTTACGATTAAGTATAGACGGTTCGGTGTATTGGACAGGTTCGGTATTGCCTGATTTACTTGAATATCCTGAGAATGATTATGCGTACAGAGGCACAATCATTGCAAAGGATTTAACACGGCTATCAGGGGTTGATTTTTCGCTTTCTACTGACCGAAATAAGATTATAACCACCATTGCTAATGTACTTGATTTGATCGGGTACGGGCTTAATATTGAAACGTACACGTCATGGATTACAGAAGACACAACTGATACTGATGACTTCCTGAATCAGATTTACCATGAGGAGGAGGCGCTTAGAGAGTTTGGGAATGCGGGTGGTTCAGATGAGGCGCTCACAGCGATTGAGGCGCTTAGTAGGGTGTTACGTAATTACGGGCTTATCATTCGCCAGAGTGGGAATGTATGGAAGATATATCAATTGTCAGCGCTTGAAGATCCTACTTCAGTCTATGAGTTTGTGTACAATTCAAGCGGGGTACAGCAGAGTTCATCTATACCTGACTTAACGGTTTCAATTGACAGAGATGAGCGTTTTTTACTTCCCGGAACACGGAACATTATTAGCCCAGCGCTAAAGAGTGTAAAGACAGATTATAAGCACAGGGGAAGCGTAAGCAACATTCAATTCCCGCAAAAGCTCACCTTAGATTCTGTTGACAATACAGAAAGCTATACACAATTTTTCATTTCTGACAATGAGCAGGAAATCACATTCAGTGTGTTGAATCGTAGCTACTGGAGTGTTTCGCAAGTTGGGAAAAATCCGAAAGGCAGCTATAAGATTCAGGCAGGCTCATACTACTGGGATGAAGATAATTATGAATGGACGCTCACAGATACAACGAATTACTATACACTCACAGATCGAAACGAACAAAGTTCATTAGGCTACTTGGCGCAGGGAGTGCTTAACGTAACCACAGACGTAACGCCAAGTGGTGCAGATGGTACGCTTACGATTACGCTTAATTTGAGCGCTTCTGATTCAGGATTTGCAGATTATTCGCTGTATACGGGCTTTCAGTTTGCAATTAGTAATCAGGTTGGTGCAGATAGCTCTGAATCAATCGTGTATAAGCTCACTCAGAGTAGTGCGTACAGCGTGAACCTGGACTATGGAGATACCTTTTTCGGGGATGGCCCGACAGCGTATGCATTGAGCGCATTGCGATTCAGTAGCTCAGATGGTGATCTTACATCTGATTCATGGCAGATAAGGGGAACAACTACCGGATGCAGAAACTGTCATGAAAACCTACTGAAGGAAATCTTAGACAATCAGCGTGTTCCCTTACGGAATTTAAAAGGCGTTCTTTGGGGCGGGTACGATGTGGGGCAGGTGGTGAGTTATGACTCAGCGTATTTCTTTTTCTTGGGCGGAACGCTGAATGCTCACAGGTGGGGCGGTGACTTTGTAAAACTGAACCTTAGCACAGGTTCGGACACGTTCGAGGACATCCCACAATATGAAGAGGTGAGCAGTTCAGGGAGCGCAAGCACGGGCGGAGGAATCGATCAGGGTACGGCTGATGATCGCTATTTCTTGGCGGAAGGCGTGAGCGTATTTGCTGAGTCCTTGTTGGATGATGCTGATGCTTCAGCGATGCGGAGCACGTTAGGGCTTGGAAGCCTTGCGGTGCTTAATAGTGTAGATAACGACAATTGGAGTGGCGCTGATCTTGCAATTGCCAACGGGGGAACGGGTGCAAGCTCGGCAAGTGCTGCCCGATCAAATTTAGGGCTTGGAACGGCTGCAACCAGAGATGCAGATCAGGATTTAGGAACGGGGGATGATGTTAAGTATAATTCTATAAGAACGTACCATAACTCTACATCTTACACAGAGCTAAAAAATAAAAGATTAATGTTCGTGAGCGGGTCTGCGGGTACTCATAATTATCGCATCAGAGCAAACACATCTGACACTGTAGATGGCGGGCTACTCATTGAAGACAAGGATTTCAACGACCTATTAAAAGTCAGAGCGTATGTGGATAACCCTACGATCGAATCATTATTGGATTTTAATATTCATGAAAACCTCGACGTACTCGGTTCTACAACGCTCGATGTGCTTGATGTGGCGGGCACTTCAACTTTCGCAGATACAGCAACCTTTGAAGAAGACATAATAGCAGAAAAAAACTTACGTATTTCAGGTGGTCTTTTTGCTAAGGAATTTGTCGTTAACACCACGAAAGTGTTTTTCGATAACGTGATGAGCGTGGGGGGCGGTAAGGTAAAAGAGGTATTGGTAACTACATCAGGTGCAGAGCGGATTTCCTTCGCAGATGAAAATGACAATGTTATAATACCTGTTGACACGGGTGATATCCTCAGAATCAAGGTAAGAAGAGGTGCAAGTTCGGGTACGATCGTTAAGAGTATCTATCGTAAGGTGGTTACAGCTACATCATCCTATGCGGTACTAACAACGTCAGGGATTTCATGGACTACAGGCGATGATGTTGGCGCAATCGAAGTGGGTGATGATGTAAGTGTGGTTGGTAACGTAAGCGACTCCGATAGAGATCATTACATTAAGTTCGCATTATCTGAGGCTAATTCTCCATTCATAGGAGTATATGATAATGTTGACGATGTTGATGATGATGGAGATTTGAGAGTTGGTATAGGTAATCTGAACGGTAAGGTGTCGGGAATTTCTACCGACGAGTTTGGGATTTTTGCAGGAGATTCAACACTGTCAGGTAATCATATGTTACTAACCGACTCACAGGCTTCCATGCAATTCGATAGCTACAAGTTAAGTGCTGGCACGGGTAGCAACAAAATAGGGATGCAGTCAGGGCTTGCAAGTGATGAGGCGTTTTTATGGGGTGGTAGCTCAGCGAGTAGTGGCGATTCTGTAACAACAGCGAATACTAAGACCTTCCTAAGAAATGATGGGAAATTCTATTCGCAGAATATAGGGCGAACCATATACAATAGAGTTAATGTAAGTGCAACGAATGTTAATGCTGGGGCGGCTAATGATGTGGATGATGACTACTGGAATGTAACAAGCACTATAACGGGCGGTGGTAGAGATGCTTTCACTCCGTATCTGAAAATACGCTTTCAGAAGCGATTCGGAGAAGAAGCTATTACTGTTGCAGGATACGCCAAATATACGGCTTCAGGGGCAACAGGGGATATTAACAATATTGCCGTAAGAGGTAGAGTTCGCACCATTTCAGGCACTACCTACTCTACTATTGTTAGCAACACCGATGAGGCTGTTACAGGGTCGGCTACAGATACAGCCTTTTCATTCGAAATTGACACAAGTTCGCTCACGGATGGGGAATACTATCTATTAGAGGTCGGGCTATACATTGACGTAACATCATCATCAGGCGTAAACATTGATGTTGACCTCAGAGAAGATTTAGACATATACATGAACGCATAATAGAATACAATGACAAACAGAGAGTTATTAGATCAATTAGATTCAAATCTACAAAAGGTAAAGGCAGATAGAGAGGCACATTCACAGATAGTTGCAATCATTAATCATTTTATACAAAAGGTAGAAGATGCTGAAAAAGATTCAGAGTAATTCTCACTACTACGATTGCAAGAATCAAAATGTTAAGATGCTCATTGTTTCAGATGTTCATTTTGATAGCGTTAAGTGCGACCGTGAATTATTAAAAAAGCACTTGGATGAGATTAAAAAAGAAGATGGTATTATTCTTATCATTGGAGATTTATTTGATGTCATGGGTACGTTTCAAGATCCACGAAGCAAACCGCAGGATATACGTTCTGAATATTATGTCAGAGGCAGAGGATACCTGGACTTAATTGTTGAAGATGCAGTTAATTTTTTTAAACCGTATGCAGACAACATTAAACTAATCGGTTACGGCAACCATGAGACAAATATAACGAGGCGACATGACACAGATATAATTGATAGATTCGCTTACCTGTTGCACGGAAATGTGGAAGCTAAAGGAGCGTATCAAGGCTTTTTCGGGGTAAAATTAAGCTACAATAAAAATGGTAGTCAGTCATCCACATACAACATAGCGTATCATCATGGACATGGTGGGGCGAGGCGAAGCAAGGGAGTCTTAAACTCACAGCTTGATGCCATGAAATACCCGGATGCTAATTTAATTGTATCTGGTCATGACCATAATAAAATTCACGACCCTTCCAATGTTCGATTTACGTTAGACTACAACAGGAAGGTTGTAAAAAAGACCTGCCATTGGTTAAAGTTAGGCAGTTATAAGAAAACGAGTTTAGATTTTGGGTATGAGGTTCAGGGAGGGTATTTCCCTTCCAGGTTGGGCGGTTGGTTTTGCGAACTACAATTAAAAAAGCCCGTTATAGATGGCAAACGTCCTTTAATTATTAATGAAAGGATATACGAAGCTAATTAGATTCGTTCCCTGTATGTTCCCAGATATGGGGAATATTTGGGTATTTTCTTTGCTTATTGATGAAATGTTGCAGAAAGTAAAAAGCATAAAAAAGCCCTATACATAGTGTATAAGGCTGATTTTTGGTAGTACGCCCGTCAGGACTCGAACCTGAAACCTACTGCTTAGAAGGCAGAGTTAAGACGCTCTATTTTTGATGCTTAAAGTCAAACTTTTCAGTAATTTAAGGTTT